CGGTATGTTTATCTTTTTTATTTTTATTTTTTTAAAAAAGATTTTAAAATATACTATGGGGCGCCTCAAAGAGGACATTCGAACTCCTCTTCGTTGTTTCTTGGTTCCTGGGGCCTGTTGCTCGGTACATGATAAGCCCAGTAATCACTCACTTTTCCAAGCCATTTGTGGCATCTCGCCTTAAATTCGTCAGGTTTTAGCCACATTTCTTGTATGTCGCCACCCATTACACTAATTAGAATCATTCCAGAATTTATCTTCGTACCATACATATCGTTATGAGCCATCGCATAGGCCGCCGCTTGGTTAAAATAATCCTCACATTGAGACTTGGTCTTTGGGTTGTTGCTTTGTTTAAAATCTATGATACACTCCCGGTTTTTATAGACTCCTACCAAATCAGCCGTACCAGCATACAATCCTTCATAAGCTAGCATTATCTCATTACCCCAGACTTCATTTAAGTTTTTAAGAAAACCATAATCAATTATTTGTTGAGCCAATACTCCAGCTTCTTGACCCAATTTGGTCAGGTCCGCATGACGTTGCCCAGTAATCTCGCCTTCAAGTATCCTATGCATAATTGTACCGCGAACACCAGCTTCATTTTTAATTCGCTCAGCCTCCTCTTCACCCACTCGCTCACGCCAGCGGGCCAGAGCTATTGACTTCGATTGATCCGGAACTGCGGATAGGATAGTTGTTACACTAGGTAACTTCTCACCCCATTGATACTTTCGCATACCATCGACTTGGACTCTTGCCTTGTCAGGTGTAGTTATATAATTAAATCTCATTCTAAACTCATAGCCTTTCTATATTCAGTTAAGTTGACTACCTTATCATTCATTACCAAATTGTCTACTTTAGCATAGTGGTCGACCACTTCTTGTATTTTAGGTAGTTTAGTGTGAGCATAAGACCACAAAAGACAGCATACGTAGTACGCATCTCTAAAGGTACATCGCCATCGATATTGCATCAAATAGGGAGTGCCATCCTTTCTTTTACCTTTTCTAGGTTTCTTGGTGAGTGTTCCAACTTTAAGTATTTCATGAACCCATATCAATACAGATTGATCGGTCATGGTTATCTCCATAGATAACCGCATACTATTAGATACTCGGTGTCCTTTGCCTGTGTGTTTCTTTTTCTTCTCAGGTCCTCGTTTGATGTGAATACTACCTTCGCCATCAAACAATCCAGCTATGTAGGCTATGTCTGTTTCTCTAAGCATATCTTCGTTTCTCCTGTTTCTATTGTTTTGAAGCCATCAAAAGTCAATGCATGAGCTATCAAATCCATCCGATATGTATCTATGTCATCAAATATAAAACGCGTTCCTTTACGGCTCCTATCAGCAAACCACGTCGCTTCTCTCATAACCGCCTCTGTTGTGTGGGGTCCATCAAAGAAAACTAAGTCATATTTGTTTACTAATTTTTTCTTACCATTGTAGTAAATAGGTACACCATTACCGAAAGCATTCATGTATTCAGTGTCCTCAAGTTGGAATAGGACTGTTTTTTCATGGTGGGTAAAGTGTTTAAAAAATGTATCTTTCATTGAATTAGGGTAGGTAGGACTTTTGTAAGAGCCATCAGCATTGCGTATAGGTTGTTTGTTTTCATCTACCCAATAAGCAACATAGCCATCTTTTTTATCTACGTGTTTGTAAGTTATGTCGCCATAGGGATCTATGCCTATGTGAACGTGTGGCTGTTTGATTGTTTCACATATAACATGAGAGCTGTAACCTTCCCTCACTCCTATTTCCATCGTAGTAATAAAATCAGTTGACATTACGTTTAGTTGATCAGTCCACTTGGCTAACAATTTGTATTCTAAACTATCACCGCTTATCATACTTGCCTCCTTCAAAATTAAAATTAGCAGCCATTGAAACTCTTTCTACATCTGACTGGAAAGTTGCAACGCTATGACAAAGCATGGCAGGAAATATAAAAAAATCTCCTGTCTCTGGTCGAATCCATTGTTGGCCAATAAAATAATCTTGCATGGATTGGTTGAAAAAAGTTATAGCCCCAGGTCCGCCAGCTTTACCAACAAACTGTTCTTGTTCTTTTAATAATTTTTTAGGGACATCTAAATATAAAACACTAGATAGATCACAAGGTATGTGAATATGCATAGGATTGCTTTCACCTTTTTTCATATAGTTTACCCAAACACTATCGACTTTTAATTGACCGGGAGCAGGTTTGTTGTACCATAATTTGTAAGCATGGAAGTAACCATAAATATATTTATTAATAATTTTAGTAAACTTCTCTGCATCTATCTTGTATTCATTATCAATAACACCAGCTAAATTTTTTCTGTAATCTAATTTATTATTTCTTTTGCAAAGACGTTTTAACTGTTTTAAATCTTTATCAAATATTTTTGTTCTCCACAGTAATGGCCCCCAAAAATAATAATTATATTGTATCTCTCTGGAGTCGCTCATTTTTCTTTATTCCACATTCTTAACAACAGTATAACAAAGATATAAATCAAAGCAATTCCAGCTATTGACACCAAAAGATCTATCACATTTTCTCCGGCTCAAACTCTTTTAAAACATCTAATTTGTCTTTTGCTTCTGCTATCTTAGCAACTAGTTTATCACACTCTTCGATATGTTGTGGATGCTCACCAATGCCAACACTATTTTCTAAATAGATTTTTAACGTTGCGTCTCCATGTGCAATGTCTGCATTATACTTTGCTTCTAATGCGTCTAGGATTGCTCTCTTCATATTATTACCCCCACTATAAATCCAACAATAAAACCCGCTGTAGCAAAGACTATTTCACGTCGATAATATAAACTCCATGCAGATAACTGCTGTCTCCATTTTTTATTATTAATTGTTAGTTTTCCTTTGAACAGTATCATCGTCTTCCTCCTCTTCTATTTCGCCTTGATTGTTACAGAAGGTACAGTCGGCCCACTGTTCCTCCCTTGCCTGATCGAATGGTATTCGAACAAATCCGTTACCATTACAAACACTACAGATTTTTTTTACCATCTGTTAGTCCTATAGCCTGCAATGCTATTACTTGCTTGCGGTTCTTGACAACAAGTTATTGTAGCACCATAATGAAGTTGTGGTGGATACCTATCTTGTTTTGTATACCAAGACAATTTTGAATCCTCCCATTGTTCTTCTCTCAACTTCAGCTCTCTTTCTTTTATATCGTTAGCTCTTTTCATTTCGCTTACGATTGCTTTCAACATGTTTATCATGCCTTCTCCTTTCTGTTAAAAAAATGTTTTGCTTTCATTCTAATATATTCGTGATCAAAACCTGCGTACTGACATACCAAAGCAAAATCACGATTAGGTTCTAAAAAATAATTTCTAGCTGATTGTGTAAAATAATCATTTCCAGGGTTGCCGTAATTTTTATTACGCCATTGCCTGCCAACAGCATCTTCTAACGCGACTATTAAAACGTTTCTCCACAAAGATCTTAAAGGATCTTTTGTTTCGCCTACGTTAATCGCTTTTGGAAATAGACTTAGATTTGCCATTTAACTTTTTTGCTTTCTCGTCTACTAACATTCTGATCACTTGTGCTCTTGATAAGGTGATGCCTGGTGCCAGGACCTTGGTCATCTTATCAATTTTGTTATAGCAGTCATGATCAACTGCGAGACTTTTGTATTTGCTTATGTCTGTCATTTAGTATATCCTTTCGTTTTATATCTAAACATATAGGATATTTATATAAATTTACAAGGAACTTGTCAATGAAATTTTTTTTAACAGTATACATATGTTCAACCTTAGCGGGTAACTGTTTCACTACCGATACCTATCCAAAACCACAGGATAGTTATTATGACTGTGTTCGAAATGGTCTTTCAGAATCATACGATATATTGTATCAAGGAGATTTTTCAGAACAAGATGTAGTAAAATATAAGATGTATCCTAAATTTGCTTGCGAAGAGGTGATTGTTCCTCCTCCGAAACCAAAGGCAGATGAGCAGCCAACTTCTTGGTCAGCCGGTACCATTCTTCGCGGTATTTTTCGTTACGTGACTTATAATATAAATTAGATAATCTATCTAATTCTTTAACGCCCTTGACCAATGTAGGGTTTGTACGAACGTTTTTCATGTTTATTCATCCTTTTTTTGTGTCTACCTATTTTAGGTTTTGACCTTTCTCTGTAAGTGTTTACACCAAATGTTGATTTTTTACCCATGATTAAACATTGTTAGATTTAATATATTCTTTATCACTTTCCGTTAATCTTAAATATCTTATAGAACCATTTACGTGTTGTTTAGTGTCTGCCCCACAGTTAGTGCATCTATAAAAGTCTGTAACTATAGCTACTAAAATAGTTTCCTCTTCACACTCTTCACAAAAACCATGCACGGTATCTATGTTAGCAAATGCCTTTTGTATTATAACTTTCTTAGACAAGGTCTTTAGCCTTCCCAAGAACAGGTTTGTATTTTGTTTTACCTTCTGATCTGTAAGCTCTTAAAAAAGAAGCTCTTGGGTTATCAGCTATCCACGAGCAGTGGATCCAGCCCGAGTTGGGTTCACCCGGAGTGTAGAACTCGAGGATGAGCTGGTCATACGGAAGGTTCTTATGAATCCAGTCAGCTAATTCAGCGTTATCTACGCCCGGACATTCGAAGTCCGCCGCCTCCGCTTTGGAGTGCTGCGAATTTAAACTGCTGCCGATAGCAACACACAATTCACCGCTACGAAATCCACTGGTTATTTTAACTCTGCCAAAATGGTCACGTACCGGCTGCAGGATATTTTCACAAAGTAGTTTTAATTTTTCTACTTGTTCTGCACTAGGATTATTATTAATGCCTTTACGTATTGCAGTGTCTGATTTAGTAAGTTCTGAGAGAGTAAAGTTTCGTGTAAGATTCATATTAATTCCTATCTAACATAATTAAGATTTAGCACATATCTTTTATGTACATCAGTTTGATATTTAACTTTATGTATAACATCGCTATTAAAAATTAGTATTCTATTTTCTACGCTGTCTATGTCAATCTTTTTATTTTTAACTTTTAGTATAGTTTTAGCGTTACACGTAGTAAAATATAGTATAGCAGTCATGCTATTTTTACTTTTTACATCTGTGTGATACTCTGACTCTATTGTATCTTTATCTCTTAAAACTAAATTAACTCTAGCTTGAATACATGATACACTTTTTAATTTGTGTAGGATTGGTCCAATGTGTTCATCAAATAACGGATGATCAGGTCTATTGTGATTGTAATAACAAAAACCAAAAAAACCATTGCTCTTTGTCTTCTGATCTTTAGTGGTATCAGTTAATTTTAAATACCACGGTATTGCATCGCTTTGAATAAAACCTTTTAATATTTCGTAATGTTTTTTATCTAAAAAATTATCAATTATTTTATAACTCATTTTAAAACCAACTCGGTTAGACCTGGCCCTTCTCCTATAACTCCTCTGTAAAAAGTGTTGAAAGCTAAACTAGTTCTAACATTTTTACCTTTTTTACGATCTACTTGATGTATTGTTTCGGATGGAAACATAATTAATTGACCTGTGTTCACAGGGAAATTCCAAGTATCCGAGTTCCATACATTAAAGTTTTTTACTTGTGGTTTTAAACGTTTGTATCCATGAGGTGTTGTAAATTTTATAGAGTCTTGATCAGAGTCAATATACAATACACCTGACATAATTGAATTAGGATGTGAATGAACGTGATGATACTGATCTTCACGTGTATAATTTAACCACGACTCGGTTATGTAAAATTTAATATCGTTAGCAGGTGAAATAACGTTATCTAAATACTCTTGACAACTTTGTTCTATAAATTTTCTAATATTTTTAAGTTCTTTTCTTTTTAAAATATAGTAGTCCGAAGTATTACGGTTGCCTTCATTTGCCATGCAATGTTTCTCTTGATCTTTTATAAATTTTAATTCTTTCTTTGTAAACTCTCTATCTATTTCTTTTACATAAATAGGAACAGGAAATAAACTATGTATTCTTCCGGTCATGTTAGTAACACCAAGATATAAAAGAATATCTTGTTCCTTTCTTTACAGGTTTAATTAAATGAGGATATAAGAAATTAGATGGAAATATTACAACATCCCCTGCGTTAAGTTCTATTTTAGTTTTATCAAACATTATAAGTTCTCCTCCTGTATAATTATCATTTAATGCACCTAATATACTTAAGATTGGTATTCCTTTTGGTTCACCAGGAAATAAACTTTTAATATGATCAACATGTTTAGACATAATTTGATTTTTTCTGTATCGATTAAATCTAATTTTAGAAAATCCATTCCAAAAAGAAAAAGTTTCTCCACCTATTTTTTCTATAAGAATATATTTTTCTATTGCTTTCCATATTAAATGATACAGTTCTTGCTTGTAAGTTAAGTGATCATCATCCCATGTAACGTCTAATTCTTTTTCTGCATTCAATGATTTAAATTCTTTCGTTTTAGAGTTGTAATAGGTATGCCGAGCCCAAATTTCTTTCTTTTCTAATTCACTTGCAGTTTTTTCTGCCCAGTGTTTTGGAATCCATTGATCCAAACGAAGGACGTAGTCCTTTAACTTCATACCATGTTTTTTCATAAACTTTCTTTTATTCTATTATTAACTTCTTTATCGACAAAGATCCATCTATATTTTTTTCTAACTCTGCTGTACCCTTCCAACATTTATAAGATACAGATTCTGAATACTGTCTCTCAGCTTTACGCTTCCCATTAAGGCACATTCCCATCGAGTCTTGAATACGTGCCTCCTTAATTTCTCCGTTTACAAACATAAGTAGGGCCACCACAGCTTCAATCATACTACCTTACCTTTATTTTGTCCTTCTTTAATTTTATATCTGCTAGAGCCATTTGCATTTATCTCTACTTCTTTTTTTAATTCTTTTACATACTTCATCTGTTTAGCTTCCTTATTTATGTGAGCTATGTAATCTAAAACTTTTCTAGTGATTCTTCCCGTTGCCATTTGTATATTTCATTTCTCTGTTTGCATCTTTTAATTTTTCGATATCAACCAAAACTTTATCCATTTGTTTTCTTAAAAATTCTATATTTACTTTGTTTAATGCCATAGATTCTATGTGTGCATTTAGTTTATCTGTAGTCTTATAAAGATCCTCGATCATCATGAATTGTTCCGAATCGGCGGGCAGTGATCCTAGTTGTCCACGTGGCCATTTGATTCTAAACTCTGTGTTCTCTTCTAAATCTTTTTCCATTAATTGTATTCGAGTGTCAGCTATGTTTAATCTTTCAACAATCTGAAAGTAGCCCATCGTGCCGAGTGCTACGATTACAATCAGGCTGGCAACCGTCTTCATAGGCATTTGGACGGCTGCCGACTCTGATATTGTTAACGGTTTTTTATTGGACATTCGGTCCTCCAAAAAGAGCTAATGCTACTAATAAAATTATTAGTATCGCTGTAAACCTGTAATCCATCCTGGCTATCTCCATAAATTACTTCCAGAAACAAATCCAAGATTTTATTTTTTGCCAAATCTTTTTAATCATATTGTCCTCCACCTTTTCTTCTGTAACGCATACAACGCATGGCAATCCTCTTAATCGAATACCACACACTGTGCAAACGTTAGTTGGTTTTGCATATCTTATACTCATTTTTTCTTCTCCTCGATCTCATAGAAAAACTTGTCGGTATCTTCTGTCCGCCATGCTCTACTATCTTCTACATTCCATTCGTTAGTTTGCACTTTCCAATCTGGAATATTATCTTTCACTGTGAAAGAAGGTATGTCCCATATACATCTGTTATTTGGTTGTGCTGCAAAATTGCCATCATCTAATGCAATTATGTGTGCGCACTTATGTTCGTGCGGTATCTCTGAATGGTCAGTATCTAGTATATTACTCTCTGGGTGAGCAAAATCAACCGTAAATAAATATTTACCTGGGTGCCATTTTTTATCTTTACCTATGTATTTTCCAGCCTGTCCGTCTAGGATATCCCAAGAATGAACAGCAGGATAATAAGAAAAACAATTCCAGAGCTGAAGTTCATCAAGTCGTCTTGAGGGCACGTCGGATGGCTTAAATCCCTTCTGAATAAACGCGCTAATTGGTAAGCGATAAAATATTGCACCGTTTTCCATAATAGCATGCCATAGAATACTACGTCCTGTAATAGCTGATAGACCAAATATAATACAGTCTTCAACTTCTCCTTTATGTTTTTGTAAGTCATATAAATACTCCCTTTTTATTTGTGCATAAGTTGGTGGTATGTTTGCATTTAAGTAAGCCATATTTTACCTCATTGCCCCCACTAGAACTAATTTTCCTTTAAAAGAGGGTTCAGCATGATGCAATATTTTACCATTAAAAACAACTATTTTTCCTCTGGTAGGGGTAAAACTTTTGTTGACCGGATCTTTTAAAACCGTATCACCATCTGAATCATTTAAGTATAATATGAAACTATAGTCATCTGGTTTATGTAGGTGCTGTGTTTGATAGCCACCCCTTTCATATTTTATATAATGAATATGAATTATCTTTTTGTATAATTCATTTATGGGTAATATCTTTTTTAATAATTCTAATTTAAATAAATTACGTATGTTATCACTCTGAAAACCATTATGCGTGCAAGTTTGTGCAGAACAGTTTTTGCCTTTATATTTTTTTATAGTTTTTAAAACTTCTTTTACTATTTTATCATCTAGTTCGTATTCAACACATTGAAACACTTTACTTAATATCTCCCCAACTTGGCCCTGATTCGTAATCCACTTTGTTTGGTATTTTTAATTCAACTGCGTTTTCCATAATTTCTTTTACTTTCGCAGCCTCATCGTCGTTCTCAACTGATATATCAAGTTCATCGTGCACCTGTATATGTGGTGTGATGCCCTCTTTCCACAGATCTAGCATGGCTTTTTTTGTCATGTCTGCGGCAGATCCTTGTATTAATTTATTCAAAGCTTTGTACGTAAAAGCTCTTCTTGTAGAATTATTATGCCAATAGTTTTTCTTACCTGTATCATTACCATTTTCGTCTAGGAGTGTTGGTCCCATTTGCTGTAACTCTAACATTCTTTCATGATCTTCTGCAGGCACGTATTTACCCCAGTCATCACCTCGTAGGACTGGTTCATACTTTGGAAATCTACATCGTCTGCCAAGTAAAGTTTTTATTTGACCTTTGTTAGATGCAGCATTCATTAATTTATTCATCAACTGTTTTACAAAAGGTACACGTGTGTGATATCTTTCTGACAATGCAGATGCTTTGTCTTTAGATACACCTAACTCTGCTTGGAGTTTTGCTTTACCCATACCATAAAACAATCCTAAATTAATTACTTTAGCTTGACTTCGAGGTATCTCTGCCATCTCTGCTACAATTCTATGAAAATCTGTTTTAGGATTTGAGTCATAAGAATCTGCAATTTGATTTACAGAACTTAATCCAAATCTTAATGCGTAGTGTGCAACTAGTCTTGGTTCCTGTTGCGAGTAATCAAAACAACCCCACTTCATGCCTTCTTCAGGTATGAATAAACTTCTTATTAACGGCCCGGTATCTGGATCTCTTGCAGGTATTTGTTGTAGGTTTGGATTTTGATATGAAAATCTTCCAGTAATAGTGCCACCATCATCAGATCTAATTTGATTTATTTCTGCATGTATTCTTCCACAGTGTTCGTGTTTTAATATTGTATCTATGAATGTAGTGTTAACCTTGTTTAATTTTCTAGCCTGTGCTATCATTTTAACTATTGGATGCGCATGATTAGAGAGGAAGTTTTTTGTAAATGAAGGTGACTGTGTTTTCTCGGTTTTATCGTAGGGTAAATTTAATTTGTCAAAAACTTTGGCAATTGATCTTGCGGCCCATATCTGAGTATCTACTCCTGTTTCTTTTTGTACTTGGTGTAGGAGTAATTCTTCTCTGGTGGATAATTCTTTTTTTAATTGATTCGCTGCTTCAACGTCTACCCGCACCCCTAGGAAACGCATATCAACCAAACAAGGAAAAAGATCTGTCTCAAGATTAAATATATCTTGCAGATCCTCTTCAACTATTTTTGTTTTTACACATTGCCAAAGTTCAAAAGTTAGTTCAGCATCTTTTTCTGCATAAGCTCCAACTTCACTTGCAGGTAGTTGCCACATGTCAGCTTTTGGATCAAGTCCTCGTGATTTAGCAGCTTCGTTAAGTGCTCTTTCATTTTTACCTTTGTTTAAAAAATGCCATGACAAAGTATTCAAAGTGTATGAAAATCTATTTTCATCTAGAAGTGAACAGGCGATCATGGTATCAACCACTAAACCATTGATTTTTAAGCCTAAATTACGTATCCAACATACGTCGTACATAGCGTTGTGAAATATTTTTGTGGCTGGACAATTTAAAATATCTTTAAACCATTCTATAGTTTTATCTCGATCAGAGTTTGGACCTGTGCCATGAGCGATAGGAAAATACCAAGACCCATTTTGGACAGCTACTGAGATACCAACAACTTCTCCACGTCCTACTACTGCACCTGATCCTAATGATTTTAAATCTGTATCTCTTGTTTCTAAGTCAATAGCTATTTCATCATAGTCTCTTAAGTCAGGATATTCTGTATGCATCACCCATTCTGTTTGCGCCTGCATGTAACTTGGTAACTTCATGAATAATCCCTCTCTATTATCATCTCTAAATAATGTATGGCTTTTTTTATATCTTCTTCTTTTCCTTTGACAGAGTGTCTACAAATATATTTTATAGCGTTGCCCTCCGCAAACAAAAGTTTGTTTTCATTTATAAAATGTGCTGGTTGAATTTTCATCGAACGATAATGTTTTCCGCCCACTTGTTCTTCTAAAGATTTGTATGCTGTTCCTTTGAACATATCTTTATTTGTCATAGCTTATACTCCTTTATTACTTTTTTAGCTTTTAGTTTATATAGATTATTTCTCGCTCTAGAAATGCCCACATACCACACTCTATGCTCTTCATCTTGTTTGTCAATGCTTTGTTTAATTCCCTTTTGAACTTTACTGCTTTGATGCAAAGATAAAATTACATTATCTTCTTCTCCACCTTTTGCTGCATGAATTGTAGAAACAAATATTCTTGCTTTACCATTTAATTTTTCCCCTGCTGCTAACATGTTTCTAATATACAAAACTTCTTTGTGTGGAGCTGCAGTGAATACATCATACCACTCTTTTTCTTTGTTCCAAAATTTAGCGTTGGGTATGTAATCTCGTATATCATTTATTTCTGAAGCTTCTAAGTTATCCCCTGCTTTCCATTTTGTATAAGCTACAGCGGCGTTGTATATTCCAACAATAAAACTTTTACCTTTGTTACTTTGATAATATAAATTTTTACGTCTAAGTTCTTCCATGATAGTAAGTAAATTACTTTTTGTTCTAGATAAAATTAACCAATTACCTTGTTGTAAGTTTACTTGACCTAAATTATTTATGTGTTGTGCTGATCCTTCGACAGGTCGTGGTAAATATTTTTTAAGTTTCCTGATGCCTGATATACGACTAATGGGTATTTCTGATTGTTGTTGTACAGCTTTTGATATTCTTCTTGAATGTTTTAAAATAATTTCTCTACCAGGTTCAGTGATAAATCTATTTACGTCAGCTCCAGCCCAAGCATAAATAGCCTGATCGTCATCACCAGCTAAATATAAATGCTCTGTTTTATTTTTTAATATGTCAACTAATTTCCATTGTAATGGGGATAGATCTTGTGCTTCATCTATAAATATAGCTTTTAAATTTGGTATCTTATCTTGTTTCTGTATTAATGTTTTTATTAAATCATTAAAGTCCATTATTTCATTTATTTTTTTATACTCTTTTAAAGTTATGGCTATGTTTTTTAATGATCCCCAATCAATAACTTTTCTATCATGTTCGTTCCTGTTAAATAATTCTTTAATATCTATGTCCAGGTTAATCGCCTTACCTATCATTTGAAAGTATGGGTTGTTACAAGTTAGATAATGTGTTTGTTCTTCGTTATATTTATCAGAATAATTTACTCGAATGCCTAAAAGTTTTCCTATCTCTTCATAATTGTAAGGCTGCATTATTTGTTCCTCGTTCATGCTCAGAAGATGAAAACAAAACGCGTGGATAGTTTGGAAGTATGGAACTTGTTTTTCCGAAACTCCCACCCTATCCCGTGCTACTCCTGAGGCTTTTTTAGTAAAAGCAAAATATCCAATCTGGTGATATGGAGTACCAGTTCGAACGTAAGCTTTTACTCGTTGGAGTAATCTGTAAGTCTTACCTGTGCCAGGTGGACCAAAAATTTTAGTTATCTTTGCCATTTGATTTTTGAAATGTATCCACTAATTTACCTACGTAACCCATAGTTCCATAGTGTGTCGTCTCTCCATCCACAATCGCATGAAATTTAAACCCAGCTTTTTCTACTAAATCACAAAATTTAACGTCCTCACCTATCCAAATATTGTCTTTAAACTCTGTCTCCCAAAAATTAAAAAGATATTTTGCTGCTGACTCTGGGATAGCGCTGTAATTTTTAATATGTAAATCAGGGTGTTTAGCCATCAATTGTTCATACACTCTTCTGTGAATTAAAGTTAAACCTGCAGGTCCTCTTTTAATTTCACAAATTCCTTTTGAATCTATGTTTATATTTTTATGATCCTTAAAGTTTACAGAATATTTTATAGAATTATCCTGAGTTTTCTTTCTGTATGGACAACAAATAAAATCTTTCTCAGCCATTATCATTCGTCCTACAATCGCTGGTTCAAAAGCTACATCAGCATCTACAAATAATTGATAATCAAAATTTGATTCTAAAAATAATGCTGTCAATACATTTCTTCCATATCCAATATACGGACATTTAAATGTATTAATCGTTGTTTTTATTTTTGCTTGTGTAAATTTATCAAACAATTTTAGTAATGATAAACATGTGTCCACGTGCATTTGATCGTAAGCTGGCAGTGATACACAAACACTTGGTATCTTTTTCGTCATACTATCTCCTTTTTATCTTCTATTTCTACTTTTTCATCGGGAGTTTCTTCCCTTTCTAATCCCTCTATTGGTAGTTTCAATACTCTAAGCTGGGGAAAAGATTCTTTGTTATCGCCTTTAGGAAATCTTTTTTTACAATCAAAGTCTCCCTTAAAATGTTGGCGAATTAAGTGAGCTGTCCTATCTCTTTTCTGCG